CATCTCTCGTGAGCCTATGTTTGGTCACTACCTATACGAAAACTATCGTTCACTTCAGCCATTGGTTGATGCTGAAAAGATCAATGACCTTGAGGCTTTGCAGTTTGCTGGTCAAAAAGCAGTAGTTCAAATGGTTCCTATGATCCACAACCCAGCACTTCGCTCACAATTTGCAGTGCTAACCCGTGGCATTCTTCCATTCTACTTTGCTCAAGAACAAGCATTTAAGCGTTATGAGCGTTTGGCATACTCAAACCCACAGGCGCTACGCGATTTTCAGATGATCAACCATGGCATTAACAACCCTGGATTTGTTCATACAGATTCAAACGGAAACAAGTACATTGTTTATCCGCTGGTTGGCGAGTTTGGCAATGCCCTACTTCGTGGTTTAAATGCTATCGGCATTGACTCAACAGACGGCTTGCCTGAGTCTATTACTGGCAACGTAAGTTCTTTAACTTCTGTATTGCCAGAAATGAAAATGCCAGGGCTTAACCCATTGGCAACCATTCCATTAACTGCTTTGACAAGCCGTTTTACATGGGGCAACAAGTTGGCTAACTTCGCCACTGGCGGTTATCCAGATCCAACCATGTTGCAAACAGTATTTCCAAACTCTGCTATCAGAGATTTGTGGGATGGCTTGCAAATGAACGATAAGGAAAGTTCTGTACACAACGCCACCTTGTCAGCAATTGCAGCAGCGTACTACCATGGCGATCTTCCAGATAACTATTCAGCTTTGCCTTACGCTCAACAGCAAAAGATTATGGATCGCATCAACAACAATGCGCGTTCAAATCTGTTCCTAAAAGGCGTTATGTCGTTCTTCTTGCCACTGTCTCCTACAGTGTCAAATGATTATTACAACAAGTCTTTACAAAGCCTAAATTCAGAGTTTAATAATATGACCTTGCCTGTATCACAAGGCGGTCTGGGCTTGACTCTTCCAGAGGCTTTAGCAAAGTTTACTTCAGAGCATGGCACAAGATCTATATCTTATACAGTTTCACACAGCCAAACTGGCGAAGGTGGTGCGGATCTTCCATTGGCACAAAGCACGCTTGATTGGCTAAATAACAATAAAGCTATTCAGGATAAGTACAAGTTTGGCGCTGCTTATTTGGTTCCGCAAACAGCATCAGACAAAAATGCCTTGCAGGTAGAAAATGAACTTCTTACCATGCAATTGCGTTCACGCAAAACCCCACAGCAATTTATCGATTCGATTTACATTGCCAAAGGTTGGGCTGATATGTCTGACAACTGGAATGCTTACCAAAAGGATATAGCTGCGGCTCGTGCCGTTAATAACCGTACTGCGGTTTACAACTATACTCAGGCTTGGAACCAAGTTGCTCAGCAATATGGCACAAGTAACCCAACATGGTATGCAGATTACACCAACCCATCTCGCTTAGATTCAGCGGCCAATGCGCTTAAAGATCTTCAAGATATGAGCAAGAACGGCGATCTTAAAGGTTCGCAAGCAACTGGAATTAAAACTTTGCTTCAAGGGTATGATCAATATCATGCAGAATTGCAAGCAAATACAATAAGTGTTGCTGGAACTATTAAGCATACTCCAGGATATTCAGTTGCTCAAAACGATTGGTTTACATACTTGACAGAGTTAGAGGCAGATCCAAATACAACATATTTGACAAATGTTATTAATGGCGTATTTAAGAGGGTGAAGTAATGACAACAAGAACGACTAAACCAGCAACGCCAACAGGGTCTTCTGGATCAAGCGCAATACCTAGTTACGCGGATGCTAAAGGTGCTTCAACAAGTGCTAATGGAATGCCAGCGGCATTTCAATATCAACCTAAGACTGTCAATATCACAGATCTTAGTCAAACATCTCAACCAGATATTGTGGCCACGGTTAATGCTGCTATGCAATCATTGCTTGGCCGCAATGCTACAGCAGCAGAAATTGCTCAATATGGTGCCGAACTTTTGGCAGCAGAAAAAGCATATCCTGGTGGAACTAGCACAACTCTTAACTATGATCCAACCACAGCTAAACCTTTAAGCGAGACTGGTACCCAGTTAAGCGCTGGAGTAAACCCACAGGCATTTATTGAAAATCTTATTGCTGGCAGTGGTCAAGCAAAAGATTACAAAATAGCAACTCAATACATGGATGCTATTCAACAAGCAAACCAGGAATACAAGGGAGCATATAATGGCTGATACACAATCAACATTAACTCCTGAGCAAATTGCGCAAGAAATTGTTGCTCAAGCAGAAGCATCTGGCAACAATGCCAGCCAGCAACTTAACCCAACTGCTCAATCTTTAAACCTTCCCGCTGGTCAAAATACTCAAACTGTATTTAACATTAATTCTTTTGACCCACGTTTTCCAACGGGTTTTATCACAATTGTTACAGATAAAAATGATAACCCAGTTGGTTATGTCAAAGATGGCAAAGTAGCCAATTTGCTTGAACCTGGTTATTCCCTTGCCGAAATTGAAGCACAAAAAAAGGGCAAAGAAAGTTCTGAAAATAAAGCATCAGAGTCTACTAAGAATGCTCAATTAGGCAGTTTTAATTACGCTCAAATATTGCAGCAAACTGCCGCTGATGAATATCAACAATTGGAAACTGCTGCTCGTCAAGTAGCACAAGGAAATGCGCTGCCTGGTCAAAAAGATGATTTAGAGCGCGCTGCTAAAGAATATGCTTCAACAATGGTTGCCATTAAATCGGCATATCAAAAAGCAGGTGTTGTTAACGGACCTATTAATCTAGATCCTACAACTGGTAAATTAGCTACAGGCACTACTTATACAGATCCTACGACTAAGCAAGCAGTTGTTGCGGGCAAAAGCAATGCAACACCTCAAGTGCGTTACGATGCTAACGGCAACAGCCTTGTTCCAGGAACGCCAGAATATGAAAAAGGTTTTATCACAAGACCGCCTGAGTCAAATATAACAGGAACCTTTGGTTCTGGAAGTATTGAAACTCAAACATCTGCCGCGGGGACTGGCGCTGGCTCAAATAAAGGCACTAACGGCGGTTCAAATACTGATGGATCAGGCACAGGTGGAAAATCTTTGCCTGGCTTTACCACTCAAAAGGGACTGCTTTACAGCAACGGCGTTGCTTACACTGGCGAAAAAGATGGCAAGTATTACAACAACGGCAAAGAAGAAACAACCGCTGAAGTAAAAGCAGACTTTGAAGCTAAATATGGAATGGCAGCTTCTTTCCTTGCTTCAGTTCCTGAATTGGGCGGTTCTGGGGTTAACGGCCAGCCAAGCCTTCTTGATCAAGCAATTGCTGGCAACTGGTCAGCAGATAGATTTAAGCAAGCATATATGCAAAGCACATGGTACCAAACCAATGGTGCTACATATGCTCAAGAAGAACAAGATCGCTTGTCTTCACCTGGCACATATGCTGCAAACTATAACAATCTTTTAAAAGAAATGGTTTTGCAAGCGCAAGCACAAGGCATTGATATTAGCAATCTTGGTGGTCCAATTACCTCGGACCAAGCCAAAACCATGGATCCAAACACAAATCCAGTTGCTAAACTTTTGCAATCATATTATGGTGCACCTGTTCCTTCAGATATTCTTAGCACATTTATTGCTAAATCTGGACAAGTTGCAAAATCTGCGCAAGGTAGCCTTCAAGGCTCTCTTGCTACAACCGCAACTTCGCTTAAGAACTATGCTTCTCAAATGGGTGTTGCTTCGCAATACCTTAACCCAACATGGTCAAATGCTGCTGGTCAATCAACCACTGGGCAAGATTACTTTACCAGCGCGGCACAAGCCATTCAGCAAGGCTTGACAACATCAGATTCTGTTCAGGCAAATATGCGCAGTGTGGCTGCAAATATCTACAAGCCATTTGCTCAACAGATCAATGATGGCTACAGCGTTTCAGATCTTGCCCAACCATACACAAGCACAGTTGCCAACCTTCTTGAAGTTAGCCCAACTAGCGTTGACCTTGGAGCGACAACTGGTTATGGTTCAATGGTGACAAAAGCATTGCAAGGCGATGGAACAAATTCAATGTCCTTAGATCAATTTACTTCACAAGTCAAATCTCGTCCAGAATGGCTTAATACGACTAATGCTCGTAATAGCTTGATGGATACAGCAACATCATTGCTACGCAACTTTGGATTGGTGGTAGGCGGTTAATGGCTGCATATAAAAATGATCAGCAGGTTGGGACTGATTACCAAACACCAGGTCAAGCGTTTGCTTCAGTAACAGCCGCAGGCAATTCTCTTGCCGCATCTAACGCAGCGGATATGAAAGCAATCAATGATGCTCTAGCATCAATTGGACTTGCACCTGCATCTGCTGTGCCAAATCCGGCGGCAGAAGAAGCTGGCAAAGTTGCAAACGCAACAGCGGTTGCTGCTAAAATTGGCGGAACTGTCTCTGGCGATCAAGTTGTAGCACCAGGAGCTGGCGGTAGCAAGTCAACAACTCCGCCCCCACCACCAGCAACACCTACAGCAAAAACAGTTACTGGTTCATATACTGACGCAAACGGCAATGTGTTTGAAATTTGGTCAGATGGATCAACAACTCAGGTCAATACTGGCGTAAGTCAAAATGCTTTGCAACTTGTACAAGCCACTTTGGCTGGCTATGGCATTGATACTACTGGCGCTATTGGTAATGCCATTTACGGTCTAGTTGCAAAGAACTATGATGCATCTACAATTCAAGCATTGATCGAAGACCCAGCATCTGCTAAATCGTCAGACCCTGCCATTGCAGCATTGGCAAATGCTTGGGATACACGTTTTTCTGGAAACGTTGCTCGTGAAGCAGCTGGCCTAACACCGCTTGCTCCAGCAGATTACATTGCCACAGAGAATGCTTATAAGGCTGTACTCACCCGCGCTGGAATTTCTGCTACAAATCCAATGTTGCAACCACAATTTATGGGTCAACTTATTGGACAAGATGTGTCAGCGGCTGAAGTTAACCAGCGAGTAACAGCAGCGACTACTGCCGTAACAAGCGAAGATCCTTTTGTTACACAACAATTACAACAGAACTTTGGCTTGACTCAAGAAGATATGGTTCATGCTTTGCTTGATCCAAATACTGCTTCAGATGTTATTGCTACAAAAGTTCAAGCATCTCAGATTCAAGGTGAAGCTGCTCGTCAAAACCTTGCCCTTAATCAGCAAAATGCTATCTCGCTTGCTGCGCAAGGTGTTACTCAGGCTCAAGCAAATACAGCATTTACTAACGTTGGCACACAACTTGGTGCCCAACAACAGCTTGCAAACATTTATGGCATGAATGCTGCTGGCATAGGCAATGCCTTAACAGCACAGCAGACTGGCGCTAACCTCAATGGCATATCTGCTGCACAAGCAAACATCCAATTAGCCCAACTTCGCGCACAAGAAGTGAGCCAGTTCTCTGGCTCATCTGGCGCATCAAAGGGCAGCCTTTACACTGAAAACGAAGGCGTAAGTTAATTAGGTTCCATGCAGACTCACCAGCATCTTGCATGTGTATTACAGACTGGTAGTAGGAGCTAGCACCTCTTCCCCTGGAGAATGCTAAGGCCTGCGATCAACTAAACAGAAAAGGGAGTGCCACATGGCAAACCAATACGAAGAAGACGAAGACGACCTAGACATAATTGATCAGAATGATCAAGGCGGTCCAGCAAACCTACGCAAAGCACTTAAGCGTGCAGAGCGTGAAAAGAAGGAGCTTGCAGATCAGCTAGCTACTATCCAAGCAGACCTTCGTGGTCGTTCAGTTACAGAAGTGTTGGAAAAGAAAGGCGTGCCAACAAAGGTCGCCAAGTTCATTCCTGGCGACGTAAGTACGCCTGAGCAGATCGATGCTTGGTTAAACGAAAATGCAGACATTTTCGGCTTTCAAGCACCAGATGCTTCGTCCGAAGAACCATCAGCTAATGCCCGTGAAACACAGCGCATCAATGCCGCTCTTCAAAACGCAAATACCCCGTCTCGTGATGCAGATACTGCCGCGAAACTGGCTGGCGTTAAAACAAGAGAAGAGCTTGACATGCTTGTTTTTGGTCAGAAGATGACTGGTCGCGGACGTTAATTTAACCCATTCGCACACTAAACCCTATAGAAAGTAGGTGACACAATGGCCAATCAATATACCGACTCAATCGGTTCTACCTCTGGTATTCCAGGATTAGTACAAACCGCTTATGATCGCTATGTCGAGTTTGCGCTCCGTGCTGTCCCACTTATCCGCGATGTAGCAGATAAGCGCCCAGTACAACAAGCTATGCCAGGTTCGTCTGTTGTATTCCAGATTTACACAGACATGGCCGCCGTTACTTCTTCACTCTCTGAAGACGTTGATCCAGATGCTGTTGCTCTTGGCAACACCACTCCTATCACCGTCTCATTGCTTGAATACGGTAACGCTTCTCTTGCAACTCGTAAGCTCGAGTTGTTCTCACTATCAGATGTAGATCCAGCTATTGCAGACATTATTGCCTTCAACATGGCTGACTCACTTGATACTGTTGTTCTCAACACACTCATCGGTGGACCAAACGCTATCGCTGAACTTACAGGTGGATCAACTGCTCCAGTTTCAACATACGCTGGAACATACACCAACGGAACAACACAAGCATCTATCGATGGAACATCAGTCATTCGCTCACGCGATATTCGTACTGCTGTTGCTAAGCTACGTGCTAACAAGGCTGTCCCACGTCAGGGAGAATACTACTGGTGTGGTATTCACCCAGAAGTTTCATACGACCTTCGCT